TCATCAGCAACACCAGTAGTAAATTGAAGTTTATTGGCATATTCAGTAAGGCTTTTTACAGATTGGGCAGTCCCTTTCCCCGTAGCTGCGAATGCTGCTATTAATTTCATTTCAGCATTTTCTTGCTCTATGGATGCAGTAATTGATGCTTTGATGAGAGCAATTAATGGCCGTAAGGCAAACATCCAGACAAGGATCATATTACGGATGGAGCCGATTTTCCCGGCAAGACGGCTTACTTCTTCGCCTAAATAACGGGTATGCCGGGTGGTTTCCTGCATAGATTTGCTTACTTTTTCAACAGCTACAGCAGCAGCGGTGCCTTCTTTTGTAGTAGTAATACCCATTTTTCTTACAGCCGCTATCTGGTCTTCGGTAGCCTTGATAAACTTACCTGTTGCTTCATCTTTAAATGTTAAATAAACTTTAAAATTCTGCTCGCCTGCCATATTACACCTTTTTGTATTTATTCTGCACCATTTCTATCTCAGCCGATTCCAATATATCAAAAATATCTAAAAGTTTTGACGGTTGTTCTGAAACATTTCCTTTAAAAGGCAATAATCCTTTTTTATAATATTCATAATATCTGATGTATTCCTTTATCTCCGGCGGCAACATCTTCGCCACACACTTATCCGCCGGCTTTCCATCTATCAAGTACGGTTGAACCGGATTGCCGAAACAACCGCGGAATTTCTTCTGGTGTTCATTGCAGTTATGGCAATCAAGGCCTAAGGATGAAACCTCGACTGCCAGTTTCAGTTTTTTGTTAATTCCTCGCTTACCTGATTTTCTCCCCAGATCACAGAAGCCAATTCATTTATGGCAAACAAGGGGATCATTTTTAATATCTCTTCGGAAAGAACTTCTATTTCCTGATTGAACACTTTTTCTGTATTGAATTTGAATTCAACCTCTTTCCCGTCGAGAATCCAGTTCTTTGCGCCTTTCAGGCCATATTTGACTATGGTAAAATTATTCAGCGCATAGTCAACATCACCCTGGACATAAACCGGCTTATCTTTCTGTATTTCAATCTTCCCGAAACTGCCGATAATCCTTGCTTTGGTGATAGAATCTAACGGGCCTATCAGCCATATCGTCGGATTTTCCTTATCTGTTTTTAATACATATTCTTTTATCTGCCCAAAGGCTATGGGATCCACCATTTTTTGTACCTCCGTTTTAATACTTCAGGTTAATAAGTTTTCTCGCAGCCTTCTGCGTTCTTTCTGTCAACCAACGTTCTATCCTTGCATTAGCCCATTTATAAGTTTGCGCCGTGAAACCTAAGAAAGTCCTCGCTATTCTTCCTGCATTACTAGGAACACCCATTTCCTGATGGATCATTCCTACCATATCTCTACGGGGTTTTCCTCTGGGGATTATCCCTACCTCAAAATCATTTTTGCTTAACTGATAAACATGTATGGCCCTAAACATAACACCTTTTCTGTATAGGGCCATAGTAGGGTCTGTAACACCCATTCTTTTTTTGTCTCTGATTGTTTTTACGGAAAGCCTTTCATAAGCCGAGCCGTCAAGGTTGGTTTGCTGCCGGATATTCTTCCGCGAATCCTCGGCCACCTTTTCAGCAATCTGCTCTAACGGAATGCTGGCATCCATGAAATCCGGGATTGCCAGATCCATTTCAATTCTGCAGACAAACTCACTCGGCATATAAACGCTCCTTTTACGCGCTAGTTGAAGAACTGGATGATGATCTAGATGAACTTGAGCTAGATGTAGATGAACTGGATGAAGATGAACTGGATGAAGCGCCCATAGTAATAACTATTTCATCATTACCAGCGTCAGAGTTCTTACAAATCTCGCAAGTAGCGTTTACTATCGCTATACCACCCCTGTCGCCCTCTTTCAATCCGGTATATCGCACTGCCGGAAGTGAGAAATTAATACTGTTCCCAATCGAGTCATTCATTGTTATCACTACGGCCATGGTTGAGCGGGAAAGTATCTTACTGTAAAAATCATGGTTAGTAACTGCGACTAATTCCGGATCGAATGTCATTATCGGATTTCTTTCGGTAATTTTTGCGTAGTCAATTCCAGAAGGGTCCTGTGGTTTTGGAGAAATTACTATTTCATTCTGCAGGTCAATCTCGCAGGCATCCAGCACTAATGAATCATCGTCAATCGTAACTGTCGCACCCATGAAGATAAATGGCACCTGAACTGGGTATGTCGGGGTTAACAATGCGGTATCGCTATGCTCATAATACTTGCCCTGAAAAGCAAAATCGCAGAATACCGGCTCTCCTACCTTAAACTGGAACTTAACATTACCGGCGCAGCCAAGCATTGTCTTCCTGAAACCGTCTTCATACTTCGCTATTGTAGCAGTTACAAAACTGCTGGAAATTGGCACATAAATATTAGAAGTACCTACTGAAAGTGTTTCTGATAACCCGCAGGCTATTAGGAAAGGCGTAATAGCCAGCGTTGTACCTTTACTAGATGCAATAGGCCCCATCAGTTCTGCCTTAAATGTACAACTCATCTTCCTTGCCCCCGGCTCGGAAGCAAACCTAGACATGTGTTTTACCACCGGATTCCTTTTAAACTGTTCCGGCTCAATATCCATTACAGGATCATATGCTAAAATTGTCGCTTGCGCTGCTGCCAGTGTCTCCGCAGTTCCATTAGCAGTTTCAACTTTACCGGCCAGTTGCGCTATTCTCGTTATCTTACTTGCCATAACAACAAACCTCCTTTTTGTAGTTGTCTATATTCATTCTAAATTATCCTATCCTTTACCGATAAAGAGATCTCTACTATATGCGTGAGAACCTCTCCCAACTTTCCTGTTGAAAAAGTACCTGTTATCGGCATCTCTACCATTTGCGCTTTTCCGCCAAGCGTGGGATCATTGATGAAATCAGCGCAGATTGTTTCCACTAAATTCTGAAAGGTTTTCTCTGAGGTATAAGCGTCGAAAAAAGAATAAAAGCCGCGGATAATAAAATCATGAGTGATATCTTCTATTGCCCCGGAGCCGCCCCGGCCAGTGCGTGAAAAAGACTTCCTTTCAATCTCCCAAGTGTTTACCTTTGAATCCTTTACGAATAAATCCTTGTAGGTAGCCCAATCGGAACAAAAACGTTTATAATCATAAACGTTCTCCACACCGGAGATTGCTTCCAATTTGGTCTTGATTTCTGTTTTAATAAGCGCCAGGGGCATTACATTTAAGGAGGGATAATAGGAAGGTGTATATATATAATATATATATAAGTATATTATAGATTAGTTATTATATATTATATATAACAAAGAACTAGTTCCTATCTCCGCCTTCTCGTATTTCTCTTTGTTTTGGGGAAATTAGTGGTTCCTGCTCGGATGCGTCAGCATGTCTTCAGACCATGAAAAAGCTATATCAAGGTCCTTGACGGCAATGCCGGCCGAGGCGGCAGCAGTGCCTTTTGCTTCTACTCCTAAGCCCATCAGCGAATTATATATGGCCATTTTTTCTTTAGCCAAAGTGGTATAAAGATCAGATTTCCGCTGATAGTCGATAACATCCGCTTCCAGAGTAGAATCCGTGCTTTGTGCGAATTTAGCCGCAAGAGCCCAGAAACAAAGAGCAGCAGTCAAAACTATAACTGCTTCTATATCACTGTCATTTATGGTATTTGTAGCTTCATTAATTGTATGCAATGTCGCATATTCATATCTTATTTTTTTTCCGCTTGCCGGAGTAAAACTAAGGAAGCGCAGATAAGTGGTGGTAGTGCTTACTGTCAAGACAGTTACTAATTTTTTAAAGAACATCCAATCTTCTGCCTCAATACATAGAGGAGTTTGATATTCATCAGCCGGATATTCTATCTTTCCGATAATAAAAGAAACACCTTCGCACCAATCAGAAGGCAAAGAAAAATCATAAGCTGAGCCGTTTCCGGTTTCTTCTTTTATTTTTGTCAATGGTTTATCTTTAGAGAAGATAATCGCGGCTTGGGACAAAAGTCGGTATTTGTCGTCGGGTTGCAGTTTCTCAGCGTCATCCTGTAGAGTGGTTTCTAACCGAGCCAGATAATCTTCCCTTGAGTATGACATATTATTTATTTAAGTTTAATAAAGTATCTATTTTTAGTTCCATCCTTATAAGAGATAAATCTATCGTTTTAATGCACTGTTGAAGTACCGCAATATTTACTTTATTCTCATTACCTAATGCCAATGCCGCTTCGGCCGTATTGTAAGTCTTGTTAAAAAATACCGCCATCAGCAAGGTGATAATGGCGGTAAGGATCACATACACAATTTTTAATCCAATATCCTGCCGTCTTTCTCCGTTCAACATTCTATTCTCCTTTTTATCAGTTCATCTAAACTTACTCTGTGTAACTACGCGAACTAGACGAAGAACTTTTTGATGAACTAGAACTAGACATGGAAGAACTGGACGAAGATGAAGAACTGGAGCTAGAAAAACTAGAACTAGAACTAGATGAACTAGAACTTATTGAAGAACTAGAACTAGAACTAGACGAACTGGAATAAGTATTCGTAGCAGGGACTACTGATCCTAATAGCTGGAACTTACGGCGGTAAACCATAATGATGTTGCAATCTTCCTCAACAGCATTATACATACCACAGGCAACATTCTCGCAAGTTAGTCCAGCTGTCGTACTGCTTTTAAATGGGCATTTGTATGTTGGTGCTGCCATTTTTTTCTCCTATATTTATTCCCGGCAGGATATTACTCCTGCCGGGATATAT